ATGGAAGAAGAAGGAGAAATGCAAGGACGAGCCGGAGATCAATGGGCCACAACAGTCTGGCGCCACAAGACCGGCCGCTGGTCGTTGTCAGCAGAAGCAGGGGAGGGATGGACGCGAGTCACCACAACCTGGCAATCAACGGGACAACCCCAAGGAAGGGTGGGCAGCACCGAAGAATCGGCGCAAGGGCCCCAAACCCACTTGGGCTCCGAAGGGGGGCAAAAACGGCCCAACCCGAGGCGGCGATAAGGCCGTCGCAGCTGCTGCAGCTGATGCAACTTCGCAGGCCTTAGGGCTGAAAGATGCACTTCGTGAGCAGGCTGAGGAAACGCGTGTGCAGGAGGATACAAACCGAAACCTCCGTCGCGAGAATTTCCAAATCCTAGAGGATTTAAAAGAGAAGGAGAAAGCACTTGGCCTTCGGCGAAATCAGGTTGATGATTACCATCTAGATACCAGGAAGAATTTCGCTTGCAAATGGGCGGACGAGACACCCCGGGCGTGGGCACTATTTGTGCTCTTAGTATTCCTGGTGCCGTTGTCTATCGTCGCGCTGGCATTTTACCTAGAGCTTGAAGAAATACTCATACAATGGCAGTTGTGGCTACTATTTGTTTTATATGAGGGTGATGCTATTATATTTGACCGTTACGTCTCTACCAAGCGCGGGTACAGAGCGATATTTTCGGCGCGCGCCACACACTCCTATAGCTCAGTTGAACTTGTAGACTGGGACTTGGACGATCGTAGAGCTGCTGCGATGTCCTTGGGAGAAATGAAGTATGCGGATGCCAAGTATGGTTTAGTTCAATACAACCATACCCTCAATGGCAGAAATGTCCGTCGTGACACCTTCGGGAAATTAGCGAAGGCCGATACCATGCTCATGTCCTACAAACTCCTCTCCCAATTGACCACACCAATGATAATGTTGGCGCGGGATCAAGAAACCGCTTGGGATAGAATGGAGTGCTCAGCAAAAGCCATGCATGCCGTAAATATTGACTCAGAGTTGTTTACAGACGGCAAAGATGTGGTCGGGAATACCTTGCAAATAGCCCACGGTCTGTGGTTACAGAGCCGTCAGGCAAAGCTAGGGCATTTTCGCCCCGCTCCTGCAAAATAGGGGAACATAGGGAGTACGTGTCAGGATATAGATATCTAGAAGTGCCACAAGATCCGATAGACGAAATTAAGGATAGCGCTCGATTTTCGAAATCCAGACCCGGCCAGCCAGGAAAGAGGCCGCCGATGAGGGTCAGCTTGGGATGCAATATAAAGGGGTCATGCCCTTTGGTCCCAGATCTAACTGACTCACGTACAACCAAAGCAGGAGCGAGGAAGAGGATTTGTCGTAATCCGCCTGTCGCAGACAGAAAAGTAATCGGAGAATTCCGAATCTTTTGTCGGCGCCAGGTCCGTAAGCTATTTGTGCCCCTAGCTCACGATGTAGATGTGACAGC